CTGAATCTGGGGAGGCGGAAGAGGAGAGAACCTTGTTTCTTGATGGAGCAATCGGAGGAGATGACACCTGGTACGAGGACAACGTCACGCCGGCCCTTTTCAAGTCCGATCTTGATTCCGGCAAGGGACCGATTACGGTCTGGATCAATAGCCCGGGCGGGGATGTCTGGGCAGCGGCGCAGATCTACAACATGCTTCTCTCTTACACCGGCAAGGTGACGGTGAAGATCGACGGTCTTGCCGCCAGCGCAGCATCGGTCATCGCGATGGCAGGAGACGAGGTTCTCGTATCTCCCGTGTCGATGCTGATGATTCATAATCCGGCAACAGCAGCGATGGGAGACAAGGACGATCTCGCACAGGCAATCTCGATGCTGGATTCCGTGAAGGATTCTATCCTGAATGCCTACGTGAAGAAGACGGGCCTCTCGAAGAACAAGCTCTCCAAGCTCATGGATGATGAGACATGGATGGACGCAAACAAGGCTGTGGAGCTCGGCTTTGCAGACCGCGTGATGGAGCGCCCGGATCTCTACCATGAGGAAGAGCCGGAAAAGAAGGTGCCGGAGCAGGACGATCCTGATGAGGATGATCCGGAGAAGAAAAAGTCCGATCCAGACTCTGAGGAGGACCAGCCGGAAAAGGAACCGGATGATCCCAAGAAAAAGGATGAGGATCGGATTCGCACAGGCTTCATGTATTCCAGTCGTCAGATGGCGGCTGCTTTCACCAATAAGGTGAAGAACCATTACAAGACAGTAAACACGGCACCGGAGAAACCGGTGATTGATATCGCAGAGGGACGGAGCGTCGATGCGCTGATGGATCGTCTCAATCTGCTGCACACGATGATGTGAGGAGGAAAACACATATGAACGTACAGGAATTGATTGCAAAGAGAGCAAAGGCATGGGAGGCAGCGAAGTCCTTCCTTGATGCTCACAGGGGAGAAAACGGTATTCTCTCTGCCGCAGACGGAGAAACTTATGACCGCATGGAGAAGGAGATCACGGATCTCACCAAGGAGATCGATCGCCTGAACCGTCAGGCCGCAATTGAAGCGCAGCTGAATCAGCCGACTTCTTCTCCGCTTTCCAGTATGCCGTCTCGCACTGGAGAGAAGCCGAAGAAGCAGGGCCGTGCTTCCGATCAGTATGCCAAGGATATGCTGACCGCCATGCGCACGAACTTCCATCAGGTATCCGATATCCTGCAGGAAGGCGTGGATGCCGATGGCGGGTATCTTGTTCCGGAGGAGTGGGACAGCCGCCTAATTGATGTTCTGAATGAAGAGAACATCATGAGAGGGCTGGCAACGCAGATCACGACTTCCGGCGAGCACAAGATCAATATCGCCGGTGCCAAGCCGACTGCTGCGTGGATCGAGGAGGGCGGAGCACTGCAGTTCACCGACGCGAAGTTCGGCCAGAAGATCCTCGATGCCCACAAGCTGCATGTGGCCGTGAAGGTGACGGAGGAGCTGCTCTACGACTCTATGTTCGATCTCGCAAGCTACATCACCACCCAGTTCGGTATCGCAATTGCCAATGCCGAGGAGGATGCGTTCCTGAACGGCGATGGCAAAGGCAAGCCGACTGGTATCTTCGATGCCACCAATGGCGGCACTGTTGCAAAGACCCTGACCGGCACCAAGCTCGGCACTGATGATGTGCTGGATCTCGTATATGCCCTGAAGCGTCCGTACCGTAAGAAGGCATCGTTCATCATGAACGATCAGACCCTTGCGGCACTTCGGAAGCTGAAGGACAACAACGGATCCTACATCTGGCAGCCGTCCTATCAGGCAGGTGAGCCGGACAGACTTCTTGGCTACTCTGTCCACACCAGCGCCTACGCACCGGAGCTTGCCGCAGATAAGCCGGTGATGGCCTTTGGCGACTTCTCCTACTACAACATCGGCGATCGTGGTACCCGTTCCATGCAGGAACTCCGTGAGCTCTTTGCTGGCAACGGCATGATCGGCTATGTTGCCAAGGAGCGTGTCGATGGACTTCTGGTACTGCCGGAAGCCGTGCAGATCCTGAAGGCAGGAGCATCTGCCTGATCTGTAGTCGTAACAAAGTAGTGTCGGGAGCTCAGGGTGTCAAAGCTCTGGGCTCTCTTTCGATGGGAGGCAGTGATGATTACGCTTGAAGAAGCAAAGAAATATCTGCGCGTGGATGCAGCCGATGAGGACGATGTCATTCAGCAGGAACTGGATGCCGCAGAGAGCCTTGTCGCCTCCGTGCTCCGGAAGGACAGTCTCGATGATACAGGCAGTCCGATCATTGTGGTGGCGGTGCTGTATGCCCTTGCCAATCTCAATGAGCACCGGGAGGAAGCGGATCATCACGCGCTCACCATAACGCTTCGGAACCTGCTCTTCGGTGAGCGGGATCCGTGCTTTTAAGGGAGGTTTGGGATGAATATTGCAGCGATGTGGTGCCGGATTACGGTGCAGAAGAATGAGACGGTGGTTGACCGGATCGGGAATCACATAAATGCCTGGACCGATTTTTATACCTGCTGGGCGACACCCGTGCAAGGGACTGGATCGGAGAAACAGGAAGCTGGGACGACGAATAGCACGGAAGCGATAGATTTTACGGTTCGATATGCTAAGTGTCTCGACGGCCTTGATTCCACGAAGATCCGTATCCGGCTGGGCGATGCGATCTATAACGTCACCTCGATTGATCCGATGGGGTTCAAACACAGCAGCCTGAAATTCAAGTGTGAGAGGGTGAAGCGATGAAGATAAAAGTGGACAATCTTGCAGCTACGGTCGAGAAGACCCTCTCCGATTATGCCGACGATGTGAATGATGTTGTAAAGCAGGAGATCAAGGATGCCGGGAAGGAAGCCGTGAAAGAGCTGAAGGAGAAGTCTCCCAAGCGTACCGGAAAGTATGCCAAGGGCTGGCGGTCCACAGTTCAGAAGGAATCGGCGGTCGGTGCAGAGGTGGTGGTTCATAACAAGGTGTACGGACTGACCCATCTCCTCGAGAAAGGCCATGCCAAGCGCGGCGGTGGCCGTGTGGAGGGGATTCCTCATATCGCACCGGTCGAGGAAGAGATCACCGGGAAGCTGTCGGATGAGATAGAGAAGGAGCTGAAGTGATGGACGACAAGATTCTGGAAACGCTCGGCATTCCCTACGCCTACGATCACTTTGCCGAGGGCGAGGGACCGGATCCACCCTTTATCTGTTATCGGTGTCCGAACAGCGACAACTTTGCTGCGGACGGTGTTGTGTATTTTCCGATCACAGAGATTGATATCGAGCTCTACACCGATAAAAAGGATCCGGAGACGGAGAAGAAACTGGAAGACCTGCTGACAGGAAGCGGGATCTTCTTTGAAAAGACAGAGACCTTCATAGACTCGGAAAAACTCTATGAGGTCCTGTATTCATTTGAACAGGAGGCCTGAAATGGGTAACAAAAAGAATAAGGTGAAATACAACCTGAAGAACGTCCATTACGCTATTGCGACGATTGCGGAGGATGGAACAGCCACCTTTGCGGATCCGGTCGCGTGGCCGGGCGCGGTATCTCTTTCGCTCGATGCGCAGGGTGATCAGACAATCTTCTGGGCAGATGGCGTTCAGTATTTCGTAACGAACGCGAACAGTGGTTATAACGGTGACTTCGAGTCTGCGATGGTACCGGAGGATTTCCGGGAGAATGTCCTCGGTGAGATCAAGGACGGAAACGGGGTTCTGATCGAGGATGCCGACGCTCAGCCGATTCACTTCGCGCTGCTGTTTGAGTTCGACGGTGATATCAATGAGATTCGTCACGTCATGTATAACTGCACGGCGACTCGCCCTTCTGTGGCATCGTCCACGAAGGAGGATTCCATTGAGGTGCAGACGGAGAGTCTGACCATCAACGCAACGTCGATCAAGGATGCAACCCTTGGCAAGAACATCGTCAAGGCGAGATCCGGCGCGGATACAACAGACGCGACTTACCAGAACTGGTACAGCAAGGTTTACACGCCTGCTGCCGTGGCTGCAAGCACATCGTCCAGCACGACGAGCACAACCACATCCAGTTCCAGCAAATGATAAGGAGGGTATGACATGTACCAGGAAATTTCGCTCCGGCTTAATGATGGGTCGGAGCAGAAGTTCCCGTTTCTCGCAACGGGGACAACGGCATACCGCTATAAGCAGGTTTTCCATCAGGATCTGATGATCCTTCTCAATAAGATGGAAAACAGCGAGGACGATCAGACCGATATGACAGTCGGTGATAAGCTCGCTTTCATCATGAACGCGCAGGCAGAGAAGAAAGATATGAATCGTCTGAACGTGGATGCCTTCCTTACGTGGGCGGATCAGTTCGATGGGGCAGAACTTTTCCTGCATATGCAGGAGTTCGTTACCCTCTATCTTGGATCTCGGAGGACTACTTCAAAGCCAAAAAAAGAAGCCGCCCAACTGAAAGGGAAGTAAACACGGCTGTGTTTATGCTGCGTGCCAAGCAGCTGGGCTTTTCCTTAGAGGAACTCGACAGTGTGGAGGAAGGACTCGTGATGGATATGATCATCGAATCCGGGAATGACCTCTGTGATGACGAGTACCGGCAGGTCGCAACGCAGCAGGATTTTGACGTATTTTAGTGCTTGATATTTTGCCAGTCTCCGCTATAATAAAAGTAGGAAATACCCTACTTTCATGGAAGGAGGCAGACAATATGGAAGCAACGTTAGATAAGAACACTTTTACGGATGACGCTAAGGTGATGTCGAAAGGGCAGGTGACGATACCCAAAGATGTCAGAGAGGTCCTTGGCGTTGGTAACGGAGACCGTGTGACATTTGTGGTTGATCACGGAAAGGTCACTGTTGTGAACTCAGCTGTTTTTGCAATGAAATACTTGCAGGATCAGCTAAAAGGTGAGGCTGAAAGGCTGGGGCTTGAATCAGAGCAGGATGTTAACGATCTGATGAAATCTATCAGAGATGAGGACTGAGAATGAAGGTATTTATTGACAGCAACGTCCTGTTCTCAGCCGCGCTTTTTCCCGGAAGCGCACCTGCAAGAGCTCTTTACAAAGCAGTAACAGAACCCAATGATGCGATTGTGTGCGAGATTAATATTGATGAGCTGAAGAAAGTATTTAAGAGGAAAATGCCGGAGAAGATATCCGTGCTAAATACATTCCTATCTATGCTTATGACATCCGTCACAATCGTAAAGGTTCCAGAATTAGAAATAGCAGACGAGCAGAGAATCCGGGATGAAAAGGACCGTCCAATCTTCAGGGCGGCAGTTGCATCAGGCGCAGATGTGATCCTGACTGGAGATAAAGACTTTCTTGAGTCGGGAATTACAGATCCCAGAATTGTTTCCCCGGGAGATTTTCTGAAATGAAGCAAATAAATTGTGTGGAGCATCGGTGAAGAGCCGGTGCTTTCTTTTTGCCATGAAGGGAGGAGCAGGCTATGGCAGATCGCATTAAAGGAATCACAATCGAGCTGGATGGCGATACGACCAAGCTCTCCAATGCCCTGAAAGGTGTAAACAAGGAAATCCGGGATACCCAGAGTAACCTCAAGGATGTAAACAAGCTCCTGAAGATGGACCCCGGCAATGCGGATCTTCTCGCACAGAAACAGAAGTATCTCACGGATGCCATTGACGCGACGAAGAAGAAGCTGGCCGAGGAGAAGGAAGCTCTCACACAGCTTAAAGCTGGTCCTCAGACCGAGGAGACGCAGAAACAGCAGGAAGCACTGACCCGGGAGATCGAAGCCACCAAGCAGTCCCTCGAAGGACTGGAAGACGAGTATAAGAAGTTTGGTTCCGTTGCCGGACAGCAACTTCAGGTTGCCGGTGACAAGATGAAAGAGGTCGGCGGCAAGATCAGTGACGTCGGAGGTGGACTCACCAAGGGCATCACCGTTCCGGTCGCTGCCGCTGCCGGTGCATCGGTTGCCGCATGGAAAGAAGTCGATGAGGCGCTAGATACTGTCACGGAAAAGACAGGAGCTTCTGGTGCTGCCCTTGAGGATATGCAGAAGAGGGCAAAGTCCATCGCAGAGACGATCCCGACCGACTTCCAGACCGCAGGCGATGCCATCGGCGAGGTGAACACGAGATTTGGACTCACCGGGGATGCCCTCGAAGATCTCTCTACAAAGTTCGTGGAGTTTGCGACCCTCAACAGCACGGACGTCAGTACGTCTGTGGATAACGTATCGTCAGTTCTGAACGCATTCGGTCAGTCTTCAGATGATGCGGGGAACCTGCTCGATGCTTTAAATCAGGTCGGACAGGCAACCGGTGTGTCAATGGATACGCTCTCGCAGGACCTTTCCAAGAACGCCGGACAGTTTCAGGCGATGGGTCTTACTGCAGAGCAGGCGGCAGGCTTCATGGGCGCGGTCGAGATGTCGGGTCTTGATACCTCGACCATGCTCACTGGACTTACCAAAGCGCAAAAAGTTGCGACAAAGAATGGTCAGAGTCTTGATGATGCCCTGAAGGACTTCTCCAAGACGATGAACAGCAACCAGAGCGACACCGAGAAATTGCAGGCGGCATACGACCTGTTCGGTTCCCGTGCTGGTGGTGCAATCTACAATGCGGTCAAGAGTGGTAAGCTGTCGCTCGATGACCTCTCGACCACGCTCGGAGATTTCTCCGGATCCGTGGAGAACACGTTCAACGAGACACTGGATCCGCTCGATCAGATGACGGTTGTGATGAACAATCTGAAAGACCTCGGAGCGGAGGTCGTGGATGCATCCGCACCGATGATCACAGAGGCCATGACGCAGATCAAGGATGTGGTCACGGGGCTGAAAGACGCATGGGATGGTCTTTCTCCCGGTATGCAGGAAGCGATCGTCAAGGCAGCTCTGATTGCCGCTGCGGTCGGACCTGTTCTTGTGGGGATCGGCAAGGTCGTCACTGCAGTCGGGTCTGTGACCAGTATCGTCGGAAAGCTCGTCGGCTTTATCTCCGGCACTGTGATTCCTGCCATCGGAGCAGTATCCGTACCAATCCTTCCGATCATCGCTATCATCGCGGCTGTTGTGGCTGCTGTGGTTGCGGTCATTGAGATCGTGAAGCACTGGGGAGAAATCTCAGAGTGGTTTGGCGTTGTGTGGTCCACAGTCTGTGATGGCGTGAAGACGGTCGGCAGTGCGCTCGGAGACTTTTTCTCAGGCCTCTGGGACGGAATCAAATCCACCACGGAATCAGTCTGGAACGGGATCAGCAGTTTCTTTTCTGGACTGTGGAGTGGTATAAGCACTACAGCAACAACGGTATTCACGGGTATCTCTGATTTCCTTGGAAATACATGGTCGGCGATAAAATCGGCTGCATCAACAGCATGGAGTGGGATTACCTCTACGCTCTCTGGAGCGTGGGACGGTATCAAAACTACTGCGAGCACAGCGTTTGAGAACGTCAAGACGACCATTGGAACAGCGTGGGATACGGTAAAGACCAAAACCGGTACCACGTGGGATGCCATTCAGTCCTCCATTGAAACACATGGTGGTGGCATCAAAGGCATCATCGGAACGGCGGTCGACGGATACAAGTCTATCTGGGAGACAGGCTTCTCGAAGATTAATGAGCTGACCGGTGGAAAACTTGGCGATGCTCTTTCTTCCGCACAGGAAAAACTTAGCGAGATCAAGGGAGCATTCTCCTCGATGATTGAGAATGCGAAGAGCATTGTGAGTGGTGGCCTTGATAAGATCAAAGGCTTTTTCTCCGGATGCCACCTGGAATTTCCGAAGATCAAGCTCCCGCATTTCTCCATTAGTGGCAAGCTCTCTATTGATCCTCCGTCCGTTCCGCACCTGTCGGTTGATTGGTACCGGAAGGCTATGGATGATGCATATATCCTGAACAGTCCAACCATTTTTGGCGCTGCAGGAGGAAGGCTGCTTGGCGGAGGTGAAGCTGGATCCGAGGCAGTTGTTGGTACCGATAAACTGGCTGAGATCGTTCAAACCGCGCTTGCCGGAGCCAGTGGAGGGGATATTGTGATCCCTGTGTACATTGGGAATGAGCGTATTGATGAGCTGGTTGTTAAGGCACAGCAGCGGGTGAATTACCGTTCGGGAGGCAGATAATGCTGAAAGACTACCCGATCTACTTCGATGACGTTAAGCTCTTCACTCCATCGAAGTGGGAAGAAGAAAATAGCGTGGTGGAGAGCGTAAATCAAACTGAGGCAGGAACGGATCAAGTCATTGTCATTCGAAATGATAAGTTGTCCGTCTCTGCCTCTTTTCAGTGCTCTGCAGTGTGGGCTGCAAAGTTTGCTGCATTCCGGGACAAGGACAGCATTGCCGTAAAACTCTACGATGTGAAAACACAGGATTATAAGACGCGGCAAATGAGAATGCGGAACTTTAAGCCAGGGCTGGAAGAACACTCTGAGAAGACAAAAGGGACAAACGGTTTATACACTGTGTCCTTTGATCTTGAGGAATTCTAAAGAAAGGGGAGCAGGATGTATAAGGTATCGGATGCCTATCTGAAAGCAAGAAAAAGTCCCGTGCAGAGATACCGGATGCGTGGAACCATCAACGGATCGGTTTTCACTGATCAGAACATCCTCTCTGGCTCCTTTTCTATATCCAACCAGTGTTCGGATGAAACACAGGTTTTAATTGGACAGGTGTATATTGCCGAGCTCAGGGTGACGCTTATCGGTTTTGATGCTGAGAGATATTCGCTAAAGAATGGAAAGCTTATTCCTGTCTTTGGTATGAAGATCGAAGATGGCACTTTTGAAGAGGTGCCGCTTGGTGTTTATACCGTGTCCGATGCACAGTGGGGAACCAGTGGCATTGCCATCACGGCATATGACAACATGTCCCTTCTGGACCGGACCTTTTCCGCAGAAAAGCTGACGGGAACACCCTACGAAATTCTGTCACTTGCCTGCTCGAACTGCGGCATGACCATGGGAATGAGCGAAGCGCAGGTGCAGAACCTACCCAATGGAAGAACTGAGTTCTCGATGGCAGCGGACAATGATATCACCACATGGCGTGATGTGGTTTCATGGATTGCACAGACCTGCGCCTGCAATGCATTTGCTGACAGGCAGGGCTGCCTTGTTCTTCGATGCTACAACCAGAACGTCATGGATACGATTGACGACAGTCACCGACTTTCCGGTTGTACCTTCGGAGACTATGAGACGAGATACACCGGTCTTTCCGTTGTGAATCAGGCTGAAGAGAAAACCAATTACTACGGCGCGGATAAGGACGATGGCCTTACCTATGATCTAGGCAGCAATCCATTCCTGCAGAACGATCAGATTCGTGATAGCTGTTGCGCGGCGATACTGTCTGCACTTTCGAAGATTCAATACGTGCCATTCAAGGTAACGATGATCGGTGATCCAGCTTTTGATCTGATGGACGTACTTCAATTTACTGACGGGGTGGCAGATGGAAACAAGATCTCCTGTATCACGAAATTTACCTTCACCTACAACAGCAAGTTCGAGATTGAGGGCGTCGGGAAGAATCCGGCGCTGGCAACGCGGAATGATAAGAGCGATAAGGACTTGTCTGGCCTGATCTCCCAGGTTGAGTCAGTGACTAAGTCCATCAACAAGCTGCTCTATGACTACAATACCGGGCCGATGGAGTTTGGTATCAATGAGCAGATCATCGGGAACATCACTTTCTATGTGTCTCAGCAGGTCGATGTCGAAGGGCACTTCCTGATGACTTATACGGCGAGTGAAGCCTCACACCTTATACTGCGTTTTTATGACACCACGGTGGAAGAGCTGTTTTCTCCCTGCGAGTTTGACATCATCGAGGGAGGTGGTGGAACGATCGGCATTCCTCACGCTTACCTTGAACGACTGCAGGGTGTTCACTCTTTGGTTGTTACGGCACAGTGCACCTCTGGCAAAGTGGCTATAGATACACGGGCATTGTTCTTCTCCATTAACGCCGGAAACTATGTGGAGGCACTCGACGATCTTACGATGGATGTCCGGGATATCTCTATCCGGCAGCTGCAGGAGCAGAATGGTCCGGACCAGATTTGGGCGATCGGCATCGAGGATGGAGAACTTCTGGTGGCTCACCGCGACTATGACGCGAAGGCGACAAAGCGTCCGGAGTGGACAAGCGTGGCGGATCTTGGAAAAGCAGTGGATGCTGCCATCGAATTCAATGGCTATTGGATACGACGAGCATCCGAAGAAGTCTACACGCTGGTGACAAAGGATCAGCCCTGGTATTTCTGGATTACCGAAGACGGTGAGCTGCAAGCACAGGAAGGTGAAGATGAAACCACACTCTGCGAGCTCGATACAGGCGTGAGCTCCGTCCATGCGTGCAGAGGATATAAGTCGGAGTATGATCTCACGAAGGATCAGGGACTTATTGTGGTCTATCTAAAGGACGGTCATGTCTGGTATCGGCAGCTTCGCTATTTTGCCTCTGCAGGAGTGACCAAGTGGGATGATGCGTCTGAAGTGGACAATACGATCACTGACGCAACGCATTGTTCAATCAGCCGCTTAAATGATTACAGGATAGCGGTGACGATCCATTCCGCATCGAAAGGAACAAAAATCTACATCACGGACCGGACCTACGTGAATCAGGCGGTGCCAAGAGAGGACATCGATTTTGGTATTCGTGGATACAACGCATTGGCAGTTTATCCGGTCGGATACGACACCTCTATCAAGATATTGGAACAGACTGCAAGTGATGATCTGAAGACGCTGATGGTTGTATATAACCGGCTGTTCAAGATCGCGGACGGCACCGATATCAGCGGAAACTGTGAGGTGGATGGAATTCTGAAAACAGATTTACCAAATGAGCTTGTGCAGTCAATTGAGATGAAGGCTGACGAGCAGACGAAGACCTCCACGCTTGTGGTCGTGCTAAAAGAAGCAGCAGTATCGGAGGACCTTAAGTATTCCTTTTCGGTAGTGCTGAATCGCTATAAGGGAAAAGCAAATCCAAACTTCTGGGTTAAATACGATGAATGGGGATATGCAGCATTCGATCCGTTAGTTGCCACCTGGAATGTTGATAACACGAACTATGTGTCTTCAGATCCGCAGACTGAGAATCTAGTCCTTGCTGCTGGAATCAGTGCTCTTGAATTCGAAGCTTATCCAGTCGGAAAGATTCAAAGCGACGTCTCGGATACAATAGCATTCCCGGCAGCGCTCGCATCACAGAATATTGCCTACATAAAGAAAAATCTTATGCATGTAGAAATGAATGCTGAGCCGATCACCCTTCCTTCTACAGCTGATTCTGTAACGATTGAATATCTCACCAAGGATGAGAAACCGATATAAAGGAGTGGCCATGAATAACGGTATTTTGAAGTTTAACAAGGGTCTGGGCGTTTCAGGAGTCTATACGTTGACCCTCAAGGATGCGCGTACGGGACGTATCAAACAGCGCGTTGTCACGCACAATGTCTGGTGTACCTACGGATGGAAGTTCTTCTTTGAACGCGGAAGGTATCAGGGAAATTTGGGCTGGGAGTATGCCTGCCATCTTATTGGAGTAGCCTTCGGATCCGGATCAGGAACTCCGTCCTCGTCTGACACTGCTCTTTTTACATCGTTGTTTACTGCACTCTGGGGTAGCAACAATGTCACTATTAAGAACACCAGCTCTACATCGGTTGATCATGATAGCAGAAGGCTGGTCTTTGAAACCGTGATACCAGCAATGTCGACTTTTACCGGAACCATCACGGAGCTCGGACTCCTTGGCAGCTGCTATTCCAACCAGATCCTAATGAGTCATGCTCTTGTTCAGGACGCAGAAGGAAACCCGATTTCCATCACGAAGACAGATACAGATGAACTGACGGTCCGGATTGAACTTCTTGTGAAACGGACTGCCAGCACGTCTGGTATTAATTTCAACCTCCGGTGGGGAAAATACACTTCGATCGATTATATGAGATCAGAAACAGACCCAGTCCGGGACGGTCTATTCTCCAGTAGCTACGGGTCGCTTGCAATCACAAACGGTACAAATCCCGACTATATGTACGACGTCAAGCAGTCTGGGGACACGAACTCCTATAGCATTGAGTATGGCTCCACAACGAAGGTTACCATCAGCAAGTCGAGATTTGTAGCCACGAACAGCCCAAGCACCTATGTAAACATGCTCACTAGAAACATTAGTGGTCGATGCTTCTTTGGCATTGTCTTCCCGGACTCAGACATCTTTGCACAGAGAACTTTGACCGGGATGGCACTTGGGACCGGAGATGGAAGCACTACGGAATATAAACCAGTTTTGCCGGTGTGGGTGAAGGACACGGATGTAATTTACAAAAACGGAAGCGCTCTTACAAGAGACGTCGACTACACCTGCGACAATGTAGGTAATGTAGGAATGGATGTCGGTATGACGGCAGGAAATTTCATCGCCAACGTCGAGCAGGGAGACTATGGAACCGGGAACTATTACATTCCGGGATATTCCGGTACAGGTGGTGAGAATGTCTATGCGACTCCTGATAAGCCGATCATCATTAAATATTATGAGGATCCGCTGATTGGGAACTCGATTAATGCCATTGTGCCCGGTTCCTGGGGTGGAACAAAGAGTGGTGTTACGATCACGTTTTCTGTCTCCGAAAATGGCACGGATTATACAGATGTTTTGACTGTGACGGCAACAGGCACCTCCTTCAAGGATACAAGCGTTCATACATTAGACGGAGATAAGACGATGAAGTACATGAAGATTACTCCGAGCGCTGGCACGGTTTATGCCACGTCCAATGACGCACGATTTATGCATCACGGCTCTGGGATTGTTTTCAAGGAAGCGCCGGCTGCAGGAGATGTACTGACAATGGATGCTGCAATCGACAGGCCGTGGAAATCTCCGGACTACATTCTTGATTTCTCTGCGCAGCTTTCGTTTTAAAGGAGGTGGCTGATTTGTCCTTAACGTTTGAAAAGGTGATCACGGCGCCAAGGAGTGGAACGCAGAACTTCCTTGCAAACCAGCCGGACAACAGCCTGTATCAGCATTACGTTTCAGAGAAGTATACACCGTGGCAGGTCCACACACAGATCACGCTAGCTGATTACGATACTCTTTCATGGAGTGATCCTCCTGAGGTGTGCATGACTCCTAGAGAGGTGAGGCACATTGGTGTGAAGACTTTCCCACAACTTGGAGCGATTGGCTTTTATCGACTGCGCTATCGGGATTCTTCCAGAATAGTTGTTCCTCTTCATCCGGTAAAATCCGGGAAGAGGACAGCACCAGAACTTTCAGTGGTGTTAAACAAAACCACTGGATCTATTTCCTATGCTATTACACCTGCGGAAGACATAACTTACGACTGCTATCGGATCGAGATGGAATGTGGAAACCTTTCATATAGTCATGTGGTTTATGAACTTTCAGGAGAATTCACTGCACCGGATAAAGCTGGAACTTTTCGGTGTTTTGTTATCGGATATTTGCAGGAAGGCCAGATTTGCTCGAAAGATAGCTCAGTCACGGACTTGGAGATACCGGCAACGTCGGCGAGTGAAAAGAAAAAATATACTATCGAAGATATTGCTGAACTGGATAATCGAATCAGCGGTCTTGAAAACGGTACTTCGTCGGCGTCTCAGAAGGAAATCATATACGGAACGGAGGCACCGTCGGATTCAATTGGACAGGATGGCCAGATTTATGTTCAGTGGGAATACGCGCCGGAGGAGTAAGTATGGAGCCATATTATGACTTGATTAGAACACCGGGCTCAAATTCCGGTACCGCTGCAAATGGTATATCTTATACACTTAGCGCTAAGAACCATTACAGCAGCCTTGATGCTTATATGGGCTTTGGCACGAATACTAATTATGAGAGCAACGGAACTGACGCAACCTGGATTCAGATCCAATTTGGCTCACCGGTTGTTGTGAACTCTTTTGCATTTGTCGAAAAAATCGGGACCGATTCATTCGGATCATTCGAGTTTCAGGTTAGCGATGATGGGAGTAATTGGAGCACTCTCTATACATATGAAATGAAACTGCTGGAGACTTCCCAGACGATTGAACTTGGAAATACCACGGCTTATGCGTACTATCGTTTTTTCAACACTACTAGTACTGGTAATGGATCAAGTTGGCGGCGCATTAAAGGCATTTACTTGTATGGCTGCCTTCCTGAGGAAATGGGAGACAACTATAAGGTTGTGTTTCATTCGAACGACGGAAAAGGAAATGCTACAAAACAGGTTATTGTTGTGGATTCTACCGTCAAACTCTCGAAATGCTCTTTTGTCCGGACGGGATATGATTTTCTGGGATGGGCTGTTTCGAGCGATGGTACAGTCATTTACTCTGACGAAGAGGAGATAAAGAACCTCGGTGCGAAGGATGAAACAGTGGATTTATATGCGGTGTGGCGTAGAACAATTCAGGTAATAGCCCACTGGATTAAGGTCGAAGGTCGCTGGGTAAAGATTTAAATGGAGGTGATACCGTTGATAGACTTTATCTTGAAATACTGGATTCAGGAGCTGTTTGCTCTGATCATCGCCATCATCACATGGCTTTGGCGGGCGCTGCTCCGGCGAAAACAGGAGAACGACGAAATCAAAGAAGGTATGATGGCACTGCTGCATGACCGAATTTATCAGGCCTGCAGCTTTTTTATTGCCCGAGGTTATTGCACTCCGGAAGATCGGAGCAATCTCGAGTACCTGTACAAGCCGTATAAGGCGCTTGGTGGTAATGGCACAGGAGAGTCGTTGTACAGGAAGTGTCTGGAACTACCACTCACGGCAGAAGAGAAGGAGGAGAAGTGAAGATGGATTTTGGAATCGCAAGTGTGGCGGCAATCACAGTGATTGCGTATCTCGTCGGTATTGCCTGCAAGGCAGCAGGCTCCGTGAAGGATGATCTGATCCCGGTGATCTGCGGATGTGTCGGCGCTGTGCTCGGTGTTGCTGGGCTGTATCTGATGCCGGACTTCCCGGCAAAGGATGTCATTAACGCGCTGGCAGTTGGCATTGTGTCCGGTCTTGCAGCGACTGGCGTAAACCAGATCTACAAACAGCTGTCTAAGACCAATCAGTGAGAGGAGGTGATCCTCATATCTCGGATGCTCCTTCCGTCATAGGAGCAACATTGGCTCTCTGGGCGTCATTGCCCGGAGGGCTTTTCTTATAGGAGGAAAAGTCATGAGTGAATACAAAGGAATAGATGTCAGCCATTGGCAGGGACATATCGACTGGGCAAAGGTGAAGGCTTCCGGGATCCAGTTCGCCATCATCAAGTCAGGTGGATCCGATGCCGGATTCTACACAGACCCCAGATGGGAAGAGAATTACAAAGGTGCCAAAGCAAACGGGATAGCTGTCGGAGCGTACTATTTCGTGGGGCCGGGATGCATTTCTGCTGAAGCTGGAAAGGCCGACGCACAGCGCTTCCTTGCACAGCTTAAAGGAAAGGAGCTTGAATATCCTGTGTTCATGGATAATGAAGCTCAGCCTGCATCCGCCAAGGCCGGCATCACGGAGGCAACGATTGCCTTCTGCCATACGCTGGAATCTGCTGGATATTTTGCGGGTGTATATGGGTCAGCTTATTCAGGCTTCCGTGACCGGATGGATGATTCAAAGCTCACGCCATTCACCCATTGGGTAGCGCAGTATGCTTCGAAATGCACCTATGGCGGAGCGTTCGGAATATGGCAGTATTCGTCCTCCGGGAAGGTGAACGGGATCAACGGAAATGTTGACCTGGATATTTCGTATCAGGACTACCCGTCCATTATCAAAGCAGGCGGCTACAACGGATACACCAAGCAGGGAGGTACTACCACAACCACTCCGGTTCAGCCGAACAAGACGGTCGATGAACTTGCCCGGGAGGTGCTTGCCGGGAAGTGGGGCAACGGTGATGACAGGAAGAGCCGCATCACGACTGCAGGTTATGATTACTCTGCCGTTCAGGCAAAGGTGAACGAGCTGCTCGGTGCAGGTCAGGCCGTCTACTACACGGTAAGAAGCGGAGATACGCTCTCCGCGATTGCACAGAAATATGGTACAAGCGTTTCCGCAATTCAGAAACTGAATCCAACTTTGATCAGGAATGTAAATCTGATCCAGGTGGGATGGAAGATCCGGGTGAAGTAATTAAGTCTGGACAACGCCCTATTATTTCCCCGTTCTGAAAAATGTGGTGTTATTATGGGATTAACAACAATGAAGTACAGGGGGGAATAGGGCGTTGGCAGAACAAAAGCATCAAACAATTCTTGAGTATGTTTTGGGTTTAAATCCTGATGATGAGATCAGGATTACAAGTTTCCATCTACATTTCAGTAAGAAGGAGGAAGACAAACATAAAGCCATTATTTACAGTGGCACCGTGCGGAATTTTAATATTGCAGAATATGGCACATACGCTGACAAAGAAGTGATGATGGCGAACAAGGGGCCGAAGGCGATGCCGCAGGCGCTACTTGCGTGGATGAATAAGAAGATAAAGAAGTATGGGAATGCATATAAAGACTGGCCAGAGGAAGATGCAGAGCTGGTCACCCACTTTGAGGACTTCATACCGACCATTCATGATATCTATATCGACTAATTACCTGCTTTGAAAACTTCATAATCTGTACATCAACGGGTGTCCTTCGGGATGCCCGTTATTTTTTTTGTTTCATTCCATTTCCGATTTCTCCTCGAAAGTTCCGTTTATATGTGCCGGGATAATCCTTTGCTCAAAGCAGACCTATCTGTCCTGTGAGTAGTGAAGGGATCACTGTATCGACAACCAGAGCGCAAAAGGAGAACGGATATGGCAAGAAAGATATCAGATGAAGAATTGGAGCAGGCCATCCTGCTCAGGACAAACGGCATGAGCTATCGGAAGATCACAGATTACACCGGCCTCAACACAGAGGCAATTCGGTATCGCTGCAAGGATCTGCCGTGCAACGAGGCACCGGTTATGGAGGGCGTGCTCGATAAGATCAGAGCAAGAGAAGCCTGCGCTTTCTGTGGAAAGCCTATTGCACAGGACGAACATCACCCGGGAAGACGGAAGCGTTTCTGCTGCGAGGCGTGCCGCAGAAAGTACTGGAAGCTGCACCGGGATGAGCAGAAGAAAAAGCCCTCTGCGATCTACGTCAAGGTGTGCCCGTACTGCGGGAAGACCTTCGAGGTCTACGGCAATAAGAATCGGAAGTATTGCTGCCATGAGCACTACGTCCTCGACTACTTCGGGAAGGGCTGAGATCCAGGTGATGTCCCTTATATAAATATAAGGAAGAGAAAGCCAGAAATGACTTGATACTATTGCACTTCAGAGTGATCTATAGACTACCGAAAGGAGGCAAGCATGGAAATTACGACAACTATCACAGACAGAGCTGCACTGGTGCGGCTTTTGAAAGATGAGATAAAACAGCCAGTCAAGTATGCCGGCGCTCCGACTTTCAACTACAGTGTCGGTCCTTATACAGTCCTTCGGAACGCCAGCATCCGGGTAGAGGATGAAAAAGCGGATCCTTCGCTCATTAGAAAGATGCAGGAGCTTGGGTACGTTGCTAAGGATGACAGCTCCACCGGGATGGAATTTGACATTGGCTGTGATGCCCTGACAAGAGTGAACCTTGTAAACACATTCGCGGCAAGGGGCTCGCTTATCAACAAGGCGATAGGCAAGCCGAATGCCTTCTATGTAGCGGCAGCGCTGGTACGGGTGCTGAAGGACAATCCTCCGGAGGACCTTTTCGAATTCAATGAAGCATTCATCGCCTGCGGAGGAGATAAAGCTCTGAAGGGCATCACATTCCTGAAGGAAAAAGTAGTCTTCACCGGATTTCCGGATGGGCGCTCTGAAGATGAGAGAGAAGCATTCCGCGACTTTGCAGAGACTATCACTGACACCTGCCGCCATTCCAAATGGCTGAAGGGTGATGCACCGGAAGTGGAGAACGAGAAATACACCTTCCGCAGTTGGATGAACAGCATGGGACTTTCCGGGAAAAAGCATACGGCAACGAGGCGCATCCTGCTCGAGCGCCTTTCCGGTGACAGTTCCTACCGGACACCAGAGCAGAGAGCAGCGGCGCTTGCCAAGCAGAAAAAGAAGGAGGAGAAAGAACATGACAACAAGCCAGATTTCATTGTCCTCGGCTGATGCCGACAGCCATGTAATCCTTCTTCCTCATATCGAGAAGCCAAAGGATCACAGGATACGGGCAGCGGTGTATTGCCGGGTATCGAGCAAGCACGAGGATCAGGAATATTCCCTTGAGAACCAGATCCGGCATTACCGGGAGACGATCGGAGAAGACAGGCGCTACGAGCTTGTCGAGATCTATTACGACTTTGGTATCTCGGGATTCAAGGAAGCAAGGCCCGGGTTCCAGCGGATGCTCGAGGAATCGAAAGACGGGAAGTTTGAGCTGGTCATCACGAAGTCCATCACCCGCTTTGCCCGGAACACAGCCACGGTGCTCGATGCTACAAGGCTCCTGAAGAGCCGGGGCATCGGTGTATTCTTCGAGCTGCAGCAGATCAACACCCTCGGTGAAGGCGGAGAGCTGCTCATGACACTGTTTGCTGCATTCGGACAGGCCGAGAGCGAATCCAACCGCCTCGGCACAAAGATGACGATCAAACGGAAGGTAGAGAAGCAGGAAGCCATCCAGCAGATCCAGCGGGTTTTCGGATACACGAAGAATGCAGACGGGGAGATCGTTCCGGATGAGAACGCAGGCCGCGTGCTGGAAATCTTCGAGATGGCTGCGGATGGATTCACAGTAGGGCAGATCACAAACTACCTGAACAGTGAGGGCGTGACGACAAAGCGGGGAGCCAAGTTCTACCGCACCACGGTGACGAGAATCCTCACGAACGAGGAATACAAAGGTGACTTCGTACAGTTCAAACACTACTCGGATGAACACCGGAAGGAGAGAAAGAACGCCGGAGAGCACGCCATGATCTACTATGCAGAGAATCATCCGCCGATCGTGACGAATGAACTCTGGGAGAAAGCACAGCAGGCGCTTGGCGTCCGGCAGAATCCCAAGCCGGAACCGGAGGAGAAGCCCTTGCTCGACACGCTCCCATATCGGCATCAACTGTTCTGCGCGAAGTGTGGTCACAGGCTGATGCGTTCCTACACCGGAGGGAAGAACCGCTGGGTCTGCTCGGGAAAAGAGCGATTCAGCAGTGACTTCTGCTCCGGTGTTTCTATTCCCGACGAGGTGGTGAAGAGCTGGGGAGACTTTCCGGAAGACCGGTACATCAGCGAAACAACCGACCGGGGCCGGGTTACTGGTTTCACCTATGAGGACGGCGATACCTGGCATAAGAGCCATACGCGCAAGCGGCACGTCACACAGGCACCTGCTCTTACAGAAGAAAATTATCCCTATAAGGACCGGGTTTACTGCAAATACTGCGGAGGAAGGCTCCGGCGCATCATCGGAAACAATGGTAGCGTCTTCTGGATCTGCAACACGATGAGCCGGTACGGAAAGGACATCTGCAGGGGTGTCCGGGTGCCGGACGAGATGCTGCATTCCCTCAAAGATTACCCTGGCATTGTCTACATTGGAAAGGAGAACATCGATGGCAAAGAGCGTTACGGTTATTCCCGCCAGCCAGACAAGAAAATCAGCTGAGGCGGCAAAAAAGAAGATCCGGGTGGCAGCATACTGCCGCGTCTCGACCGAGCAGGAAGAGCAACTCGGTTCCTTCGAGAACCAGGTGAGCTACTACACGGAGCTCATAAACAGCAAGCCCGATTGGGTGATGGCCGGCATCTTCTCGGACGAGGGCATTTCCGGCACCGGGACGAAGAAGCGTCAGGGCTTCCAGAACATGATCAGGGCCTGCCGCGAGGGAAAGGTCGATCGGGTGATTACGAAGTCAATTTCCAGATTCGCTCGTAACACCGCTGACTGCCTGCACTATTCAAGAGAACTGAAGGACCTCGGCATCCCCATTTTCTTCGAGAAGGAAGGGATAGATACGATGGCGGCATCGGGTGAGCTGCTCTTCACGATCCTGTCCTCCCTTGCGCAGGAGGAGAGCCGGAACATTTCGGAGA